GCAGCTGTCGGGCAGATGCCCGGCCAGTATCTCGTCTCCCCACGTCATCGCATAGCCTCCGACGATGGTCCAGGTGTCGGCGGCGTCCCCGCTGGACAAGGTGGATTGCCCGGTTGCCGCGGCCAATTCCACGCCCGCCTCCTTGAGAGCTCCCGGCAATTTATTTGCTACAGCCTCATTGACCAATTCCCCGCTTTCCACCTGTCCTTCCAGCGTTTCTACAAGCCGCGTTGCTTCATCCCGGGCCGCTTCGGCCTGTCGTACAAGTTCCTCGACCACAATGGACGGGTTTTCCACAATGGTTACGGAGCCGTCTTCCGTTTCGGGGATGGAGACATCAAGAGCGCCGGCCACGGCCGCGGCCTCATTCGTTCCATCCGGAGGCGTAACGCGGGACACTACATGCACGGCTCCCTTCAACAAGGGGTATTCTTTTCCCGATGCGTCGGTCAGAAAAATATCATAAGCGCCGCATCCGGCGGCCAGCCTCGGCCATGTCACCAATGCCGTACTCGCCCCCGTAACGGCACAGTCCAGCATGATCACCCCATCCTGTACCACCGCTCCGCGTAGCGTCATGCCGCTGATGTCCATATCCTCACCGGATGGAGAAATAAAATGCAGCGCAAGAGACTGCGGCAGGGATTCCGTGACGTGTATGTTGTAGTTGGCGGCTTGCCTCATGAAAATATGATGCGGCAATCCTCAAATCCGTAAATAGTCGGGGCTGGATATGTGTTTCAGATTTCGCAGGAGACAGGACCTTCCGTCCAGGAGTCATGATACCAGTCTTCCGTGTCCGGAGGCGTGTACACATCCGTTTCCTCCGTCCAAATGCCACGGGAGGAACGGCCGGCCCAAATAGCCATGAAAATCACATCGGCCCGGTCCGGGGAATGCAAGCCCTTTCCCCGCATGTCTTCTTTGGACATGACGCGGAGGCGGCCCTTCTGGTCCCATTCCATCTGGCGTGTAGTCATCTGGCGGAATGTGACCGGGTCGAGTTCATCAATGCGGATCTTTCCGTTGACGATGTCGCGAGCCCCCAGTATCCACGCTTCGGAAATGGTGTTCAGGTAATGTTCCGGGTCTTCCCCGGGCAATCCTCCCCGGAACTCTTTAATACGGTAGCCGTCCCCTCCGCTTTCAACCGGTTCGGCCATTTGCTGGACGATAGGTAGCCCCAAACCGTCCGAGTCTCCCCATGCATTATGTGCCTCAATGCCGAGTTCCTTGAGACGGTTTGCCATCCGGCGCCGGGCCTGTACCGTGCTGGATTGTCTAAACGCCTGGTCCAGTCTGACAAGGGTTCCTTCCCGTACAGCAATGGCATTTTCGTCTCGGCCGGCTGCAAAATCCAAAGCGGCCCATTGTCCACCCGCCTTGAACGCCGGAGGATGGTCTATCGCATGTCTCAGTTGTTCCGGAGTAATGACCAGCATGTCTTCCCCTTCCGTCCATTCCGCAAGGTGCATGGAACGGTAGAGGGGATGTGATTCCCCGTAGGTTTCCAAGTCTTCCGCGCGTTTTTCCGGGCGGATGTGGGGACACATGTATGACGTGACCCTGGTTCGCCGCCAGTTTTTGGCCTCGTCGTGAAAGCAGCGGTAATGCTTCCCCATGGCCGAACCAGGGGAGGAAAGGTACAAATACCGGGTGACGGTGCATCGGTCCGCCGCCTCAAAAATACCGTCCTGAACGCCTTTCGCTTCATCCACGATATAAAGGACAGGCGTTGCCGCCGTCGCGTGATATCCTTCCGCCTTCTGTTCATCATTGGTAGAAAATATAGAGGTAAAGCCTCCTTCCGGAGTCAAAATTTCCATCTGGTTCCATTTCCAACCCCGGAATGCCGGATGAGACTGGTAAGCACGGATTGCAGGCCAGAGCTGGGTTTTTAACTGCCGCCAGGAACCGGACGTTAGAACAACACGTCCGCGGGGAAAGCAATACAGCCACCATAGTACAACAGGACCTACCAGGGAAACAGTTTTGCCGGAACCGTTAGCCGCTACAACAGCCGTGCGCCGGTAATCGTTAATGTCCTCATAGGTGTTGATCTGCCAGTCGTAGGGGTCCAGCCCCAGCACGGCAACGGCGAATTCAGCCAGCCGTAAACGGCACCGGGATACTATGTCATCACACCGTTCCGCCATTCTCTTCTTCCGCCCTCTTTCTGCGGATGGCTTCAATTCTGTCCATGACGGACGCTATTCTGGCTTCGTCGCATTCCGTGATCATCTCTACAGGTCCCCCATTGGCTCCGGTGAGTTCCACGGACTTCCGTTCCCCGTAACGGGCATTTCTCTTCCCGGCCAGCCATTTACGGTATTCGGCTCTATTTTTGTCCATCTGCGCACAATCGGGGCTGCTTCCATCAAGTATTTCCAGGCCCTTTTCCACCAAGGCATCCGCCGACATCTCGCACGCGCGCTCGTAGTTGTGTAAAAAGTCGTCATGCTCATTCATCCAGTTATAAACTGTCTTACGTTCCGGCATGTGCTCATCCCGTACAATCTGCATCAACATTTCGCCTTCGGCAATGCGTCTGCATATTTCATCCGCCAGGGCGTCCGTATATTTGGTCGGGCGGCCTGTTCTCTTCGGTGGAATGGTGGATTTTTTCTTCATTCTAAAAAGATTTTCCCTCTCATTTCCGGATGTTTTCGGAAATACAATTCCAGTTCAACTCCGTCAGCCAAAGTTGGTATAATACAAATGCCGGCTTTCATTTCTGCGACAATTAGTTCTTCTACCTTGCATTCTCCCTTTTCGCACAAATCAGCAAGTTGACTAATCAGTTCGTTAACTTCTAACTTTCCTGACTGATATTCCCGATATAACTCTAGTGCTTTTTTATTCATTTGAACAGTAAGGTTAAACTTCTTAAAAATGCCATACGCCAGTAATGTTTACCGTCTCTGGTATCATTCCAATATCGCAGAAACTCATTAGGAGACAAAGCCAGTTTTTGAAGGTGACGCGTAGGCATCTCCACTCCGTAAGGCATGCCGTCAACGGGTTCTCGCCCATAAACTTTCCCGGCATAATCATCCCATCGTTCAAATGACGGTGCAAAATGGTCGGAATAACCATTAGTACCGCACAGAAGGCGCCCCTTTTTCTCGCCCTTGATCCTCTTCTGGAAATAATCGCCAAGCTTCTTCTTTTTTGCATCTTCTGCATTAAAATGCAGCCAATGTGCCAGTTCATGGAAATGATTATCTTTGTCGAACTCTTCCCCGCTGGAATAAAAAATGGTCCGGGTTATGGGGTTATAGCTCCCCCTGTTTCCAAAATTTAACTCCTTATTAACGGAATTGAGAGACGGCAGGTTGTCCAAAATTTCAGGATCTACCATCCGCATGAATTCGTTCATGTTTTTATGGATAGTTTCTTTTGCCATAGGACGGAATTTATCAGTAATGCCTTTCTCCACCTTTTCGTTGACCCAATCCCGCTCCGGATGGCGAGTTTTCAGGGCATTCATGAAAGCCTCCACCTGTTCCAGTGTCGCCTCCCCGCGTGGTCTCAAGCCAGATTTTTTCATCAAGTCCGCCATAGAAGACTCCTTTCTTTCCGGGTTGAACAAATCAAACGTCATTTGCAACGGTGATATTCCAGCCGGGCTTCCCTGCCCTGCCTGACCCTGCATACGCTGGACGAGTTCACGCGCCGGAATGGCAAGCCGTCCGTCTTTGTCCAGGGCATCCACTCCAAGACGCTTCTTGAGGCTTTCCCGGAGCCGGGCGGCAAGGTCCGGGTCTTTCACTTTCTGGACGGAGGCAGAGCGGTTCATGAGGCGTTCTGGTAGCGTTGCTCCGAACTGGGACAAGTTCACCGGGCCAGGGGTCCAGTTGGGGCCAATCAGGCCGGCCCTGATGCACTCGGCGCGGGAAACGGACTCAATGTCCATCCAAGAGTTGAAGCCGTAGAGCGGCCAGGGCAGCAGGAAGCCCCCAATGGCCGGAGAATTCATCTCAACGGCCCAAAATTGGAAGTCCGTCTTGAGGCGGACGGCGCCTTCATGCAGGACATGTAGCGGGCGGGGCATCCGGGCTCCCGGGTGCCGGACAAACCGCCAGGCCGGGTAAGCGTAGAGCATTCCCGGTGTCATGCCGCTTTCCCAACGGGCCTGACCATAGCAGGAGCGGGTGTAGGTGTCGAAAATGAGCGCCAGACGCGACCGAGCCCCGATATTGGTAATATGGTTGTCTCGGGCATCCGGAGACATTCCTTCCGCAGCCATGAAGCCGCGGGCCTTAGCAATAAAGTCCGCCTTGCCCTGCATCACGCCCACCGTTGTTGACGTGCCGTCCGGGAGAACAATTTCCTGCCTTTTCCCGGCCAGGAAGTCGTCAAGCATGTCGGCGAGGCGTTGCAGGAACTGCGCTTTTTCAACGTTCGCCGTAAAAATAGAATTCACCCGTTCCGCGGCGGGCAACATAGCCCGTTCGCGTGTGGACATGGGACGAGCATCTATCTTTTTACGTCGGAATATGTCAACGGGAGTTACCATCTTCGCTTTGAATTTCATTGTCGTCCCGAAATAAGGGTAAGTCATCCGTTTTTTCAGGATATGTAATTTCCGATTCTTCCGGGATTTCCCGGTCATAAATTCCAAGGCGTTTATTATAGCGGAGAAGAAGCAATGCCCGGCGCTGGGCTTCCATGTAATCGTGTGTTTCCAATCCGATACAAATTCTCATTCTTTTGCGCTTGGGTCCCAAATAAAGGGATATTCTCAAGGCATGAGATCCGCAGGGTTGAGTAATAATGTCCAGTTTTTTCATGATTTATTGACGGGGTAATTCTGTTCTTCCTCGTATTTGGTGAGTTCCGCGGTCCAGCGGAATTGAATACGCCCCAGCCGGCCGAAGCGGTTTTTGCCGATGATCCACTGCGCTTCCGTGGGGTCGTGCTTGTCGGGCTTGTACATGTAGGGGCGGTGGATCATGATGATCTGGTCGGCGTCCTGCTCAATGGAGCCGGAGTCGCGCAGGTCGGAAACGACCGGTTTGCCCTGGGCGTTCCCGGCTCTTTTTTCCACGTCGCGGTTGAGCTGGGCCAGCACCAGGACGGGAATATTGAGTTCCTTGGCCAGGGATTTGAGGCCGGCGGAGATTTCCGAGACTTCCCGTTCCCGGCTGTTGCCCGCCTGCCGGGACGTGGAACGCATGAGCTGGAGATAGTCCACGCCGATGCATTTGACGCCGTGTTCCCGGACCATCCGGCGGCCCCGGGCTCTAATGCTGTCGATGGTGAGGGAGCTTTCGTCGTCGATGTGCAGCGGGGCGGCCGTGATTTTCCTGACGGCGGCCGTGAAATGCTGCTGCTGTCCGACCGTCATCGGCTTGCCGCGGCGGATGTCGTCGGAGTTGATGCCGGCCATGCCGTAGAGGATGCGTTCCAGGAGCTGGGATTTCGGCATTTCCAGGCTGAACATGCCCACGGGGGTTCCCCCGAGGCAGATGTTGGTGAGGATGTTGACCAGGGCGGCGGTTTTCCCGACTCCGGGCCGGGCGGCAAGCACGATCATGGCGCCGGGCTGCAGGCCGTCCAGGGTCAGGTCCAGGCGGCGGTATCCAGAGGAGATCCCTTTGATGGCTCCGGGGTTGTTCATGCGCCATTGCAGGTTTTCAATGATGGTTCCCACGGCTCCGCGGATGGTTTCGGTCTGGCGGACGCCGCACCGGTCCCGCAGGGCGGACATGCCGCGCTCGGCTTCATCAAGGGCTTCTTCCGCGCTTTTGAGCTGATCGCCGGCAGCTTCCGCCATCCGGGAGGCAAACGCGAGCAGCGCATGTTTTTTGGCAGATTCCGTGACCATTTCCAGGGCGGCGGCGGTTTTGTACCGGGCAAGGGCTCCGTAGGTGGCCGTTTCCACGACTCCGGCGTGCCCTCCCACGGCGTCAAGCTGGCCCTGGGCTTCAAGGCGGGCGATGACGGTGAGGGCGTCCACGGTTCCTCCCGTGCCGGCGACGGTTTCCAGGGCGGTCCAGATTTGCTGGTGCGCCGGGAGGCTGAATGTCTGGCGGCTGATGCCCTTGTCCCGGAGGTCCGCAAAGGCCTGGGAGCCGTCCATTGCCTGGGAGAGCACCAGTTTTTCGGCGTCGATGAGTGTCTGAGAGTCGATCATGTTTTTTGAAATTGTTGATTGTTAAAGTTCTTCAAGGTTGCTGTAAGGGTCTTTGTCTCCGTTCCCAGGGGGCGGCGGATGGTTGAGGGCGTAGCTGGTAGCGAAGCTGATGGCGTCGGATTGCCATTTGGTCACGGGGATGCCGTTGCGGGTCCAGTTGACGGCATCCCGGCTTCCCCAGTAGGCTGTGGCGCAGTCCGGTATCTGGTCGGGGGTTAAACGCACACGCCCCGCAAAGGCCGCGGCCCGAAGATGGTCTTCGACTTCTTCCACGGTGCACGGAGAGGGGGTAAGGGGGTGAATTCCTTCCTTCCCTTCCTTCCCTTCCCTTACGGTTTTCGGATAGGTTTCAACATAGGGGGCTACGTTGGTTCCTATTTCGGTTCCTACGTTGGTTTCTGAAATAACCGACGTAGGTTTTTCTTCGGTTTCCACGTCGGTTTCTATATCGGTTTCAACATGGGTTTTCTTGGGGCGGCCTCCTAATTTTCCATTTTCACGAGCGGTTTTCCTTTTGGTTTTCAGGGTTTCCTGAATTTCATGCGGATATCCGAATACGATGAGATTGTCGCCGTCAAAGTGGTAGAGTTCGTTTTCCACGCTGATTTCCTGGTCAGTCACGCCGCAGGTCTGCATCCAGCGGCGCATGCCCCAGGAGCGGCAGCCCTCAATGATGCCGCCGTTTTCCTGTTCGCAGCACCAGGCCAGCAGAGAGATCCAGGTGGCGCGCTGTATGGGTTCCGCCCCGATATATTCGGGGCTGGAAAACAAGGCTGTTGGGATGTTGATGAATTCCATAATCAAAAAAGAGTCAGTTGGGGGTTGTAGATTTCATAAAGACCAGGAAGACGGTCTTCCCGCGGCGGTGCCCGAACAAAGGTTCATGGCTGGACAGTTTCAGCACTTCCGCGGTTGAAACCTGATCCTCACACCATTTGAACACCAGAACGCCGCCCGGTTCCAAAACCCGGAAACACTCCCGGAAGCCGGCTTTCAAATCCTCCCTCCATGTCTTCCGGTCCAGCTTTCCGTACTTCTTGGCCAGCCAGGACGATTCCCCAGCGTGAATCAGGTGCGGAGGGTCGAACACGACAAGGCGAAACTCCCCGTCGTTGAAAGGCATCTCCCGGAAGTCCCCGACGACGTCCGGCTTGATTTCCAGGGTTCGCCCGTCACAAAGCGTGTGCGTTTCCTCCCGGCGGTCCATGAACACCACGTCAGGGTGGCGGCGGTCAAACCAGAACATGCGGGACCCGCAGCAGGCGTCAAGAATGGATTTCATTTTCCCTCCTTTCTCGGCTCCCAGTAAACAGGCCATCCTTCATGGACGCAGGCTGCGCAGAACTTGTACTGCGTTAGCTCATGTTTACAGTTCGAGCATCTCCGTCGCATAGGATGCACCCACGCCCGGCATGCGGCTCGTTTCTTCCATGCGTCCCTAATGGCATCTTCAACGCCGTACATTAGCCGGGGATCTCCGTGGTAATCACTACATTCTCCCAAGCATTCCGTGAAACGCATGAGGCTTTTTCGTTCTTTCAGGACTCCACGGGCTTCTCCGTACTCGTAGTGGGCTTTTTGCTCTGGCGTCAGTTTCATGCGAGCCTCCTTTCTAAGATGTCTGCTTGCTCGTCAGTAAGGTACTGCCAAGACTGCGGCGGGCGGGTCATGCCGATGTCAGAGAGCGGCACTGTGGAAATCCTCACGGGGTCCTGGACGCCCCAGACATAGCAAGGCAGGTAATTCCGCAGGTGCTCTTCCGTCACGCAAGCTTGGTTCATGGTCCATTCTAAAATTCCCTTTGGGGGATATGGTCGAAGTCCAGCAGTGACAACTAAACGGCACTTGCCGATGATGCCCCGTGTCCCGTACTGGCCGGATTCATAGAGCCACAGTGTGACGGAGTCGCCTTTGTTGAGGCGTGGCGCATTTTTACGCAGTTCCCATTTCTTTTCCCCGGACAAAATTTTCTCGGAGAAAGGCCGCCTGACGGATAGGAGGATGTTAATCATTGCTGGCCTCCTTTCTGCTCAAGCTCCCAGGGCCATTTAAGCACGTCGTCCGGGCGGCATGAGCCTTTATCTGTCCTGATCCAGGCATCATTCACATCAACGTCCGTAAGTGTAGCCCAGTACTGATACTTAAGAGACCTGTCTATAAAATGTAACTTATCACCAACCTGCAACCGCATGATGGGAGGAAACAAAGAAACAAGCCTATCCATATCTTCAATACATGCCTTCTTGGTTTTCCAAAAATGGGAACTCTGGAAGAAGCAGTTGTAGCAACCAGCAACCCAATCGGTTGTTATCCCATGGGCATCATATCCTCGTATGGCTTTCAAAGGTGTGCCGCAAAGAGGGCATTTAGGCGTTTTCATCGGGGTCCTTCCTCAATCAAGGCTTTAAGTTCATCAGAACAACGGAGGCGTGAAGCATTTTTCACTGTGCAAATAAGGTGCTGCGCCCACCGGGCATGCCGTTTCGTGGGGTACTCCATGCGATAGCGGGCGATAATTCCTTTGTGGTGTACAATCGCGGCCTGAACTTCGTATTTCCCGTCGTCGGTTTTCTTCATGGGGCAAACCTGCTGAACGATGATGTGAGGATTCCGTTTCATTGCTCTGATCCTTCTTGCACAGTGATTGTTATTTGTGGTTCTTCGCCCCACCATTTATCCACGGACGCGGAATACACCTGGGCGTCATCCTCCCAAAATCTCAACCGGGTCAGGACATCCTGCAGGGTTTTGGCCAGGTTGTCCCAGTCCGGTTTGGTCGTTTTCGGAATGAGCCCGATCCGGTTTTTTTTCGGCTCGCTCTTGCGGTAGGGCCAGACGAAGGCCAGCTTCAGGGAGACCGGCCCCGTCAGGGGCCGGGCCGGTTGATAAGGTTTCAGCAGGGTCAGGTAATCGCTGATGACCAGTTTCAATTCTTTCGTGTCCGCCAGTTTGGCGTGTTTCCCGATGTTGACGATTTTTTTGTTCTGGTGCGTTTTCGTCGGGGGAACAATCGGCAGCATGATGGTTATCGGCTTGTTCATGGCTGTTGATTAGAAGGGGATTTCGTCTTCTTCCGCCGGCGGTCCCGCCGTGGCGCTCATGTGGTTGTTGGCCGGCAGGTCCGCCGGGCGCGGAGGCAGGGACGCTCCGCCACGCCCCGCCGCTGCCCTGTCCTGAGCCGCCATGATGGCCCGGGCTTCGTCCGGCCCCAGCACGTCTTCGCAGTTGCTGAATTCGGGATAACTCCCGTCCGCCCTAGGCTTGTCTCCCTGTCTGACGCTGAGCCGGACGTAGCAGGGTTTGCCGAGGTATTCCGCCGGGTTGATGATGACCTGCTGGCCTGCCTCAAATACCTTCCCGGTGACGTTTTTGACGAACAGGTCGATTTTCCAGGCCAGGTCTTTCGAGTTGGTCAGGTAGTAACGGACCGTCGCCGCCCCTTCAGGGCCGAAGGCTCTGATGTGGACGGCCAGCTGCGGGCATCCCCGCGTTTTGGCGCCCTGGGAGATTCCTTCTTCCATTTTGACGATTTTTCCTTCGTAGACGCCCGCGGGGAGGAATCCGTATTCGCTGGGCTCGCCTTCTGATATGTAACTAAACATAATGGTTATTTGGTGGTTGTGGTTTTGGAGACGGAGATTTTTTTGACGTAGGAGGATCCGGCCCCCGTCCTGACCAGTTCTTCCGGGAATTGTTGTTCCGGCAATGCTTCCGCGAACAGGGCGCGGAAGACGTCCGCCTTGAGCGGGCCATAGGATTTCAGGAGTTTCGGCACGCCAATCCAGGTGGCGTATTTGGCGACGTCTTCCGGAGCGACGGTGTCCGCGCCTTTCCGGGAGACGCGCCTGAATCCGGGGACTTCCGTGCCGTTGTTGAGGTAGTCGAGGATTTTTTCTTTTCCCTTTTTGACGTAACTTTCCAGCACAGCCGCCTTGGTGACGAATTCCGCCAGCCTGGATGGGTTTTCCGCGATTTCGGCGAAGCTTTCTTCCAGCGTTCCGGCTTCCGCCAGGGTCAGCATTTCCTGCGCCGCCCGGTTCCGCAGCGGGCAGGTGTCCTGCGAGGCGCACCAGCCGCAGTAGTCGCAGAGGCGCGGCCCGCCGCCGCGGTCCACGGCGTCCACCACGCCGTTGACGATGGAGATGGCTTCCCGGTAGGTGAATTTCCGGGTGACGATTTGCTGCTGGTCGCAGTAGAGGAGGTGGCAGGTGATTTCATCCAGGAATTCCCGTTCCATGAAGGATTTCGCGTAAGAGGCCTGCTGTTCCCAGTAGTTGCGGATTTGGCCGCTTTTGAGGTCGAAGAGTTTGCCCAGCGCGGGACAGAGGCAGTCCGCTTCCCCGCCTGTCACGCGGGGGTGCCATTGCGGGAAGGCGCAGCGGTTTTTGTCGGCAATGATTTCTTCGCCGGAGCAGAGCGTCCGGACCGTTTTCACCGCCCAGAGGATGGATTCTTTTTCATCGGCTTTCAGGTGTTCACACGCCCTGAATTCGTCCACGCCCATGAGCAGGGACCGGAAGGCGTCGTCCATGCGGGTTCCCCGCCGGGCCGCTTCCCCCGCGTCGGGGGAGGAGACGTAGCAGGGGCATTGCGCCAGCTTGGGGAGCAGGGACGGCCTCAATAGTTCCGTGGCCGGGACCGGACGGGGCCCGGCAATGTCAGCGAGGATTTTTTGCAGGTCGTCCAGGCTGACGGCGTATTCCGCTCCGTCCAGGGAGAGGACGGCATGCCCGGTTTCGCGGGCGACGTTGATGCAGGTGACGGTTTTCATCGGGCGGTCGGGGTGTTGTGCTGCAGAACGGCCGTGTTGAACCGGTCGGGGGCGGAGAGGATGAAGGAGGCGAATTTTTCCGAAACGGCTTCAAGGCCCTGCCCCGGCTGGATTTCCTTTTTGTATGCGAGGAAGTTCAGCGCTCCCGGCACGTCGTTGATGACCGCGGCCAGTTGGTCCGCCAGGGAGGGAGCCGGTTTTTCCTGCTGTGCGGGAGGCGGCGCCTGCTTTTCGCCGGCCAGAGCGTTCCCGGAAGGTCCGCAGCCCGTTCCAAATAGCAGGCGGGAGATTTCCTCGGCGTCCATCGCCATGACCGCAGGCATCCCGTGCCGGTTTTTGGCTTCCCAGGGGGCAGAAGGAGAGGTGTAGACCATGCGTTGGTTTCCTCCATGTCCCTTGCCATCCTGGACTGTTACGACGAAGTTGCAGAAAAGCATGGCGTCAGCCCATTCCTTGACCAGCGGCGCGACAAATTTGGAGAGGTTCAGTTCGTGTTTGTCGTAGGCGCCGGCTGTTTCCGGCATTTCAAATTTGACACGGCGGGAGTGTCCCACCAGCACCACATTCATTCCTGCGCTCATCAACGCGTTGAGGCGTGACAAGAGGTCCATGGCCACAGGTTCGATCATCTTGTACCCCTTGCCGTATCCAAAATTTTCAATGGATTTCAGGGAGGCGTTGGCCCGCTTATTGTGTTCCCTGATGAAGGCGTTCACAAACAAACGCTCGCACCAGTCTATGGAATCAATGATGACCGTCCGGAATTCGTGCCCGCCCTGCGTCAATTCTTCTATCGCATTGATCACGTCTTCGTAGCTCCGGCAGTCCAGCCGGGCAACGTCGATGTGGGAAGATCCCTGTTCCGTGTCCAGCAGAACAGGAGCGGGCAACCCGGCCGCCAGCGTGGATTTTCCCACGCCTTCCGGCCCGTAGATGATGACCCGCTGCGGCCGCTTCTGCACTCCGCGCTTGATGTTTTGTAATAGGCTCATATTATTGTCTTGTTTGATTGTATTCAGGTCGGGTGTCAGTTCCTGCTGGCCCCGGCCTTTTTGGTTATGGGTAGTTGGAAAGGGTACTGACGGAGTTACGTTTCCGCTTAGCGGGAGGTTTGTTCATGTCCGTCCTGGTTTTGGATGTCTTTTGGGTCAAATACCTGTACACGCTTATCGCGGAAATTCTGTATTCGCGTTGATTGGTGCCAATGTCTTCTATTTCATGGTTCTGCAACAGGTTACGAACCTTTTTCCTACCCCATAAACAAGCAGGGTGTTTCCGCAGATCCTCAAGGGTAAGCCATATTTTGCCGTCGAACATGCGAGTGGCATTCTCTTCCTCGGACTCATTCAAAATCAGCAAGCCACGTTCATGAAGGGATTCTATGGTTTGCTCCACAATAGAGGTTACAAATTGATCTAATCCGTTCATAATTCACTAAGATTTAACGATGAAATAAATGATCGTGAAAATCCCAACCAGCAGAGCGGAAAAGACAAGGTTCTGTACGATACCGGGCCGGGGGTTGAGTTCGTCTTCCGGAAAGCCTATCGGGCGGCCGTAAAGGGATTCCATTTTCTCGGTGCGGTCGCGGCGCAACCAGTATTGTTCGTTCGTCATTTTTTCCATTGTTGTTCAAGGTTGGGTTAAAGCTCGTGCCAGCCGAGCAGCTTCAATTCTTCGATCAGGGCTTCTTCCATCATGCTGCGGGCTTCTTGGGGTTCTTCGGGCGGGGAAGATCGCGGGGCGTGGTCAAGTGAACACGGAATCCCCTGCGGAATGATTCTCGTTCAAGGATGCGAATAATAGCCTCCGAAGGCTTCAACCCTTCTTCCGCTTCGGCCAGCAGATGGCTCTTGCAGCCGTCCGGCAATTTGTCTAAGTCGATTTCTGTTTTCATGATCTCTCGTAGTTGATGAAATCTTTTTACGTAAAAATCATGAACACGTCAACACACATTTCATGTTTTATGCGTGATATTTTCTAATCAATAGGTTGACTTTTCATGAAATGTGCGTAAAATCAACGTATGACGCCGACTAAAGAAGACGTAAAAAAATGGCTCAAAACTATAGGTAAGGATCGCTTTTGGCTTTCAGGGAAACTCAACACGCCTAAAAGAACCATAGACAACTGGCTTGCTCCCGGAGGGGCATTCCCTGCTTATGCAGTTCTTCAGCTCCAAAAACTAATGAACGGAGAAGCCGAATCCTCTCCCCGCATCGTCATCGACTTCACAGATGAAGAATGGGACATTATCTGTGAGGCCGCTAAAGCCCACAAAGAAACCTTCCTGGAATTCGTCAATACCGCTATTCAAAATGCCGCCAAAGAAAAAGAGGCAGCCCGCAAGAAGTTTACCCCGGTAGAAACATTCACAGCCCCTCCCTTGGAAGCCCAGGGACGAATCATCGGCAACATTGCCGCCGGCAACTTGGCGGATGGAGACACCATTCCGCAGGACATCCGACTATACCGTGAACTGGAAAAAGGGGAATACTTGCTGCGCGTGAACGGTCACTCTATGGAACCTTCCATTCCGGACAGCTCCGTGGTCATCATGAAAAAATACACCATCCCCCCCATCCCCAAACCTGGAACCATTGTTCAATACCATGATGAACGCGGCGTGACGCTCAAAAAACTGGTCCGCAGGAAAAACCCGGAAACCGGCAAAATGGAATACACCCTCCATCCCATCAACCCCAACTTCGGAGACATAGAACCCATGGACGGCGGCAAAATCTCCGGCATCTATGTGGAAACGCTGGACAGGTGGGAGAAGGCTTAAGTAATTTCAAGAAGTTCACACAAGAGTTCTCCTTTGAAAATGAAGGTTGAGCGAAGGGAATTATTATGGGAGTGAAAAAAATAGATATAGAAGTGTTTTCTTTTTTCTCGGGATTAGGTCTTTTAGATTTGGGATTTGAGAATGCAGGGTTCAATATCGTCTTCGTAAATGAATATAACAAGCGGTTTCTACAGGCATATCAGTATGCACGGAAAAATAGTGGACATCTGCCTGTTTATGGATATAGTGATAGAGATATTAGGGAATACCTATCGGATGATGTGTGGCATCATTCATTCCCAACTTATGACGAACGAGAAAAAAAGCTAATCGGTTTCATTGGCGGACCACCATGTCCAGATTTTTCTGTAGCAGGAAAAAACATAGGGAAAGATGGTGCAAATGGTCAATTGACTTCAATATATACTAATTTAATTATTAAGAGAAATCCAGATTTTTTCGTCTTTGAAAATGTTAAAGGGCTTTATCAAACAAAAAAGCATAGAAAATTTTATAATGAAATTAAAACACAATTTCAAAAATCTGGTTATAAACTGTTCGACTCAATAGAAAATTCATTAGAATATGGTGTCCCTCAATATCGGAATCGTTTATTTTTAATTGGCTTTTCTACTAAGACGTTTGGAAGAAAAATGGCGTGCATTACCAGTTCTCACAAAAAATATAACTTAGATAACATTTTATCATTACCCTGGCCTATTACATCTCCATTTTCTATTGATAACAAATTGGATTGTCCCAAAGGGATTCCAAGTGATCTTACAGTTGAATTTTGGTTTAATAAAAATAAAGTTGAAACCCATCCAAATGGGAAAGATATATTTAGAGTAAAAGCATTTCATAAATATGAAAGCATTTACGAAGGAGCAACAATTGGTAAATCTTTTAAGCGACTTCACCGCTGGCGATATGCTCCCACTTCTGCTTACGGAAATAATGAAGTACATCTTCACCCATATAAAATGCGTCGAATTAGCGTAGCAGAAGCCTTAGCATTACAATCAGCCCCTGCCGACTTCATACTTCCTGCACATTTACCATTATCATCAAAATTTAAGATGATTGGAAACGGAGTGCCGGTTTTATTATCACAGGGAATAGCCATGAATATTATGGATACAATCCGACAACTTATAAAAGGAGAAACTTACAATGTCTGATTATTACGACCTACAAGATGAAGAAATATCTGTCATTTCATATGATATTAGTGTTATTCCTAATGATTTTAATGTTATGACAATAAATAACCTTATCGAATCTGGTGTAATTTCAATGCCCACTTTTCAGCGTAACTATGTGTGGGATAGAAAACGTGCTTCCAGATTCATAGAATCATTAATTCTAGGGCTCCCTATACCTCAGATTTTTTTATATCAAAGAGAGAGGAATAAATATGACATTATTGATGGACAGCAACGCCTTTTAACAATTTATTTCTTTATAAAACAAAGATTTCCACGAAGTGGCAAACGCACATTTCTCCGTAGAATTTTTGATGAGAATGGCCATATCCCTGATAGTATCTTATCGAACAATGAAAATTTTCAAGATTTTAAATTGCAATTTGCTAAACAAGAAAATGGTGAACCTCATCCGTTAAATAACAAAAAATACCAAACATTAGATATTGCACAGAAAAGTTCTTTTGACCTTATGCCAATCAGATGCATGTCCATAAGGCAAAACAAACCTGAAGATAATGGGTCAATATACGAAATTTTTAGTCGGCTAAACACAGGAGGTTTAAACCTTTCTCCGCAAGAAATTAGAGGTTGTTTATATCGTTCTGACTTTTATAAGCTGATTTACAATTTAAACTCAAAAGATGATTGGAGAAATTTGATTGGGAAAAAGGAAGAAGACGACAAATTCAGGGATATAGAAATTTTACTGCGCTCATATGCCTTGTTATATAATAAGACATATTATTCTGGTTCAATGATCCGTTTCCTAAATCGCTTTTCAAAGGAAGCCCAAACATTTGACACAAATAAAATTGCACAATGCGAGACTCTCTTTTTTGATTTTTTGAAGATCTGCGCTTCTATTGATAAAAAAGATTTTCTGACGAAAACGAAAAGCTTTAATGTATCCCTTTTTGATGCTGTTTTTGTCACCGTGGCAGAAAGAATTTTAGCACAAGGGGTTGATAATGCAGCAATCAAACAAGAAGATTTTGATGCTTTAAAAGAGGATAACGATTTTAAGGAAGCCATTACTCATAGTACCTCTCATGTTGAGAGTGTAAAAACAAGATTACGTCTTGCTCGTAAATATCTGTATGGAATTGAATCAATCAATGACGATTATTAAAAATGGAAAGCGAACGAATAAAAAACCAATATGAAGATTCAAAAGAATTATATAAATATCTTTTAGAAAAAAAAGAAATTTCCTTTGCTTTATACATAGATGATGTTTATAAAAAAGTATTAGTTTTATCAGCAGCAAGCTATTTTGAAAGTAAGATTTCAGAGTTGATATCAGAATATGCTGAGAAAGCTTGTGGAACAGATAAAAGGATTGTACATCTTGTTAAATCAAAAGCTGTTGAACGACAATACCACACATTATTTGATTGGGACAGAAGCAACACCAATAAATTTTGGAAGTTTTTTGGAGAAGAAACAAAAAACGATGTTAGAAACAAAATACAAGATGATGAACAACTACAAGAGGCAGAAAAAAGCTTCCTTGAGCTTGGACAACAAAGAAACTTGTTAGTCCACAAAAATTTTGCAGAGACCGACGTAAATACTACCGTAGAGGAAATTTATAATAAATATTGTAAAGCTTGTGTATTTATCTCATTAATAGAAACGGTTTTAGACCCAGATTATCTAAAAAAATAACATTTTATATGCTAACATTCCTTATGGAAGCAATATCCGTGCGTAAAGCTACAATTGTATGTTAAGTTGATATTGCTATACTGCTTCTACTGACCAAAGGAATGCTTGGGACGATTTATTGTTGATAGTAAATGCCAAATAGAAATCACTATTAGTTCTCCAAAGCAACTAAATTATTAAATAAGCTGATTGTTCCATTCAGACAGCGTTCATTGAAACTCTCCCCTCTTCTCGTATCTTCAACATCGCTTATGCGAATACGAAATCTAATAGCACAGTTAGAAGATGCTGGATTTGTCCTCGTAAGGACCAGAGGTGATCATCGTATCTACGAATACCGTGATGCAACTGACCATCATCTTATTGCGGGAGTCACCATTGCTGGCCACGATCCAGACAATGCACCTCCTTACCTAATCAGGGAAGTACGGGATGCTATTGAAGCTGCAGGTGGAACCTGGGAAGATTAACAGCCTGACTCTATTCAGGAGCTGCCTTTATCGGGGCAGCTCCTTTTTGTTGGGCACAGCCCTTCAATACCAATTCCAGTATATATTTTTACATAATGATACTGAAACAATGATTTAGGAGTTGCTTATTCTGAGAAGAGAGGCTATTATTTGGCCTCTTTACGTTAGAATGCTTCGCCCCTTGGCCTCCGGGCCAGGGGGCTTTTTCGTTACTGCTACCTAGAGTCGAGAAGGAAATATCTCCTAAAATGTTGGAAATAATCATTTCATAATGCCGTTGAAAGAGTTAAGCAAATTATTTACAACTCTCTATATTTCATGGTATTATGAATTTGTATGAAACTATTCTCTCTCATTTTGGCTGTTATTTCCCTCACTTCATTCTCGGAAGCGCACCCTGGCGGCTTGGACGCCAACGGTGGTCACTACAACCGCAAAACAGGGGAATACCACTACCACCGGAAACCAGCGGCCAAGCCAACAGCGGAAGAAAAAGCGTACTGGATCAGCTCAACGGGCAAAACCCATAACAAAAACTGCCGGTACTACCGGGCTTGCAAAGGTCATGCCAGTGATACGCCCAGCGGCGTGAACTGCAAGATTTGTGGGGGATCGAAGAAACAATAAATATTTATTTGAATAAGGAAAAATACAATAATATTATGAAGATATACGTTTATACTGTTACAGAAGAAAATCATCTTCAACCACTTAAAGACATTCTTCACTTGGTAAAAGAAGAATCCTTAATGGCCAGAAATCGTCCTTTTTTAGGAGATTTTATGCGACTCAATAATATAATATGGAATGAAGAAAAAAATCTATTTTTTATGGATTTTATTAGAGTAAGAATGAGTCACGGTCCCGCTATAGGGGGACTTCAACGGGAAATAGAGGGATTTAACTTCAATGAGGATGAGGGTTTCTGTGAAGAGACAGCAGCTATTTATTCTCCTGAACATCACGTATGGGTTGATCAATATAATTTTGCTGGTATCAGAAGTAGTAAAATGGCAAACTATCTTTCAGACTTTTATCCTAATCGTCATGCTACTTTCCGTTTTGAACCTATTTTAAATCATGACATTGAGCAAAAATTATTGAATAAAACGCTTTTTACAAAAATCGATTTTAAAATGCGACCTCATGTCATTACTGAAGCAGATCGAGAAGAAAATATTTCTGTCCGAAGAGCAGTTGAAATGGCAGAAGAGAATGGTTCAGCTTATGTTAAAATCACCATAGGAGCAGAGAGATACCACAGTTTGGCGAATCGTGCTGCGTCTTCTCTAGCTCATTGGTTACTAAGAAAAAGTCAACAATCTGAATATGCTATTGATAGAGCATGTATTACTGGAAAAGATTCAGAACAAGATCCTTCAGAAACCCTAGATTTACTAAGAGCAAGAGAATATAAAGAATGCGAAATTACAGCTGCCTCTGATAGACGCTTCCCACGTGATGACAGATGGAATGCGTTAGAACGATCATTCCATGAATGGAGACGAAACGGATTATTCGAATGAATACACTTTTTGCAGAACGATTCTGGCCTTTGGTAGCTGGCATTTTAGGCACAGTGCTTGGCATTGTTCTGTATAATTTCAATTATGTTTTATATATATCATCAAGTATTCTATCTTCGGGAATTACAGTAGGTGCAATTTTTGCAGGATTTGATGTTACACACAAAACATTATTGATTACTCTTAACTCGAATAAAATTAAACAAATAGAAAACGTAAAAAGCTATTATAACTACCTTATTGGTTACATGAATGCCAATTTAAAAGGAGCTCTTATTTTTGTTATTTATTCCTTTATACTGCTCCACATGATAGATAGTAACCAAATATTTAATTTGAAAGAGCATTGGTGGAAGCCTTTTGCCTTTGCCCTATGGTTAGGGTGCGGTACGTATATGTGTACAGCATTTTGGAGAATTAGTTCCATTTTTACAGTTCTTCTAAAGAAAAAATCTGTTTAACCTCATTTGAAATACCAGACAGAAACTCTTAAAAATAAACGTCTTTATCTTTGATAAGCCCTAATATGTTAGCGTACCGATTTCATAATAATTCTCCTAAAAATCTCTTTTTACAGAACAAGATGTTTCACAGCTTCAGCTATGGCTTCAGAATACGGATGTACGTACACCCGTCCAATCTCTTTGAAATATGCTCCAAAATCACTCAACAGAGGCTAATGAGGCTCCATCTTCAGGGAAAATCCGCCAGTAGGCGGACACATCTTCTGGGTTGCAAGCCGCAAATAACTAAAAAGTGAGTTTTCTAGCCGCTTCCTTACTGTGTTCGTCCCGGAGGTGTCCATATACCTTCATAGCCAATGCTCCGCCGTCACGATGCCCCAGCCATTTAGCCACCGTAGGAATATCAATGCCTGCCTCAATGCAGGACGTGGCGAAGAAATGCCGTAAATCGTGAATCCGGACGTGAGGCAGTCCAAGCCTGATACATGCGTTTGTAAGGGCCTTTCGGGGGCTTTCTATGGCAAATACCGGGTCATCTGGGCTATTACCCCGCCTTTCTCTTCGGAGGCTTTCTATTATCTCAGCCAGAGATGCGTTAATGTACAGGGTCCGGCGTGAGGTGGCATGTTTGATATCGGGCACGGAAATGGACTCTTTCCCGATATCTCCCCACACCAAGCGCCGAGCTTCCTCAATACGTAACCCTGAATAAGCCAGGAAAGCGATCATATCCGCCGCTTCGGAATATAGCCCCTTCTTTTGCCACTTCCTTAATATAGGGGCTTTTTTCACTTCCTCAACGATTCTTCGGAAATCTTCTTTTTCCGGAACGTTAAGATTTGAACTCCTCAAAGTCATCCGTTCAAGCTTGGATGCTGGATTGCTCTTGATACTGCCTGCTTCCTGCAGCATGGTAAAAACGTTTTTCACAATAGCGAGTGTTCCGTTTGCTGTTCGTGCAGACACAGACAACGCATCTTTTTTCCACCAAGCCCGGCACATTTGTTCCGTGATGGCCTCTGCTGCAATATCACGAGCAACAAGCTTTTTAGCGCGGCTGGAAAAGAACTTGATGGATTCTACAGCGGCCGGCTTCAAATGGGGGCGCATTTCCTGCCGCTGGACGTACATATCAACCGCCAAATACCAAGACACGGATTCCACGGGTAATTCATCCCTCCCTTGCTCTGCCAGGAACCCGGCCAGCCTGGAAAGGGCTTCCGTCAACACGCGCGTTTTAAGAGATTTTTTCACCGTTTTTCTTCCGGTATCAATTCGGGCATAGAAAATTTCCGACTCTTTTGACCGATACAAGTTCGGATAATCCGTCGCAACAAGGGTGTTTTTCATACTTCCAAGCAT